GCCACCGCGCCAGCGACGACGAGGGCCTGTGTGACGCGAGGGTGGCGTGATCTGTGGTCTCTGTGGCCAGCCAGGGCGAAACGTCTGCGCCCGATGCGCTCGACGCCTCGGGCTCACAGCGCCTGCTGTTCGGCCCGGCGACGCCGCCCGAGAAGCGGCGCCGAGCCAGGAGGAGAGCAGGCGACGTGGTCGCCAGCCTCCTCGCGCTGGCTGACGAGACGGCAGAGCAGGTCGAGGACGCCCGAGGCGACGAGCGGGCGGCGCTCGAGGACGTAGTGGACGAGTTGCGCGCGCTGGCGCGCGTGGTCGAGGCGGCGAGGGCGGGACGGCTGCCCTCTGGTGTGCTCAGGGTTGTTGGCGACGCAAAGCGGAAGGCCGCGGCTAAGGCTCGCGGCATGAGGTGGTGACCGTGGATTACGAGGACTTCGTCGAGCGACGCCGTCACGACGGCGCGGACGGCGGGTTCGGCCCGGTGTTCATGCCTGACGCCTTGTTCGACTTCCAGCGGTCACTCGTGGAGTGGTCGCTAAGGAAGGGCCGCGCCGCGGTCTTCGCTGACTGCGGCCTCGGAAAGACGCCCATGCAACTCACCTGGGCCGAGAATGTGGCGCGCAAGGCGGGGCGTCCCGTCCTCGTCCTGACGCCGCTGGCGGTCGGGCCGCAGACGGTGCGCGAGGGTGAGAAGTTCGGCGTGGAGTGCGTGAGGTCCGGGGACGGCGCCGTCTCTGGCCGGGTCGTGGTTACCAACTACGAGCGGCTCTCGATGTTCCGGCCCGCTGAATTCGCTGGGGTCGCTTGCGACGAGAGCTCGATCCTCAAGAGCTTTGACGGGGCCCGTCGGAACGAGATCACCGACTTCATGCGGAAGGTTCCATACCGGCTGCTGTGCACGGCGACCGCAGCTCCGAACGACTACCTAGAGCTTGGCACGTCGAGTGAGGCACTGGGCTACCTCGGCCACATGGACATGCTGAATCGGTTCTTCGTCAATGATTCCAGCAACAGCGCCACTCGCCGGCAGTATGGCGAGGCTCCGAAGTGGCGATTCAAGGGGCACGCAGTCACACCGTTCTGGCGCTGGGTCGCGTCGTGGGCCCGGGCGTGCCGCAAGCCGTCAGACCTCGGCTTCGACGACGGGCGCTTCGTCCTGCCGCCGCTGACCGAGGCCACCCACGTAGTCAAGGCGAGCGTCCAGGCGCCCGGCGACCTGTTCGTGCTCCCGGCCGCTCGGTTGGACGAGCAGCGCGAGGAGCGCAAGCGCACAGTTAGCGAGCGGTGCGAGAAGGCCGCGGCGCTGGCCGGCGGTGACGACCAGGCGCTTGTCTGGTGCCACCTGAACGAGGAGGGCGACCTTCTGGAGCGACTGATTCCTGGTGCGATCCAGGTCAGCGGGTCCGACAGCGACGCGGCCAAGGAGGACAAGTTCCTTGCCTTTGCCGACGGCAAGGCGCGCGTCCTGGTCACGAAGCCAAAGATCGGAGCGTGGGGCCTCAACTTTCAGCGGTGCGCGAGGATCGTTTACTTCCCGTCGCACTCGTTCGAGTCCTACTACCAGGCCGTCCGTCGGTGCTGGCGCTTCGGCCAGACGCGGCCCGTTCATGTGGACCTAGTGCTCACCGAGGGCGAGCTCCGGGTCATGGACAACCTCAAGCGGAAGGCCGAGGCGGCCTCCGCGATGTTTTCCGCGCTCGTCGCGGAAATGAACCAAGCAACGGCCGTCAGCAAGCCGCGCAGGGACGCTGCGCGTTTCGAGGTGCCCGCATGGATCCGGTGATTCACGACCGATACGCGATCTATCACGGCGACTGCATGGACGTCATGCGGTCCATGCCCGCGGAGTCCGTGCACCTATCGGTCTACTCCCCGCCTTTCGCCGGGCTTTACCACTACAGCAGCGACGAGCGGGACTTGTCCAACTGCCTGAGTCGGTCCGAGTTCTTCGAGCACTACGCCTACATCGTTCGCGAACTCTACCGGATCACACTCCCGGGACGATGCTCGGCGGTTCACGTCACGGACATACCGAACAGCAACACGGGCTGCGACACGCTCTACGACCTGCCAGGCGACACGATCAGGCTCCACGAGCGCGAGGGCTGGGCGTTCGTGGCCCGCCACACGATCTGGAAGGAGCCGCTGGCCTTCCGCAACCGGACCATGACCAAGAACCTGGCGCACGCCACGCTCGTGGCCGACGGGGCCATGTGTGGCGTGGCCTCGGCCGACTACCTACTGATCTTCCGCAAAGCAGGCGAGAACCCGGTCCCGGTGGCGCACCCGACCGGGCTCGACTCCTACGCTGGGGAGACTGAGATCCCGGGCGAGCTTCGGCGCTTCAAGGGGTGGAAGGGAAAGCAGACGGAGAACAGGTTCTCCCACTGGATCTGGCGACAGTATGCGTCCTCGGTGTGGGACGACGTCCGACTGTCTCGCGTCCTGCCGTTCCATGAGGCCCGGGGCGAGGACGACGAGAAACACGTGCACCCGCTGCAGCTAGACGTGATCGAGCGCGCCGTGGTCCTTCGCTCGAACCCCGGAGAGACGGTGTTCACTCCGTTCATGGGCGTCGGCAGCGAGGTCTACGGAGCCGTGGTCAACGGACGGCGCGGGTTCGGGGCCGAACTGAAGGAGTCCTACTTTCGGCAGGCGGTCGCCAACCTTGAGGTCGCGGTGCGCGAGCCCGTCCCGACGTGCTCCCAGGGAGACCTGTTCTCCGAGTCCGGCCAGTGATCAACAAGGAGTCAAGAATGACGACGACGACACTTGTCACGCAAGAGTTCAACGCAGAGAAGCTGGCGCTTATCCAGCGCACGCTCTGCCCGACGGCGACCCGGGACGAACTCGACCTGTTCGTTGCGGTGTGCAAGCGGACCGGCCTCGACCCGTTCGCCAGGCAGATCTACCTGGTGAAGCGCGGCGGGAAGGCCACGCCGCAGACGTCGATCGACGGCTTCCGCCTGATCGCGGAGCGAACAGGCAAGTATGCGGGCCAGCTCGGTCCTCACTGGTGCGGAGAGGACGGCGCCTGGCGTGACGTCTGGCTCGTGAAGGAACACCCACTGGCGGCGCGCGTCGGCGTCGTGCGGACGGACTTCCGCGAGCCGCTGATCGCCGTGGCTCGGTGGAGCAGCTACGCGCAGGACGGCGGCATGTGGAAGCGCATGCCCGACCTCATGCTCGCGAAGTGCGCCGAGGCGCTCGCCCTCAGGCGCGCGTTCCCTCAGGAGCTTTCGGGCCTCTACACCGGTGACGAGATCGCGGAGGAGGAGCCGCGGCGCAGCTCCGAACCTGTGCAGGGCGTCACCGCGACCACCGCTGAACCGCCGCCCCCCTCGAGCGGCCCGCCGCCAGGCGTCGAGGAGGACGACCTGGCCGAGCAGCTCGTCGCGCTGCTGCCTCGGCTGCCCGAGGACAAGAGGAAGCTCTACCAGGCGGCGTTCAACGCGGCGCGGGCGAGCAAGAACGTCGAGCGCATGCGGGCCGGCGTCTCGAAGGCGAAGGCCGAGGCTGGCAATGGATAGCCTCCTGCGGTCCTTCCGCGACGGCGCCCCCGCGCACGTCCTGGCCCGCGCCGGGCTCGTGGGCGTCGTGGCGTGGGACGGCCGCGGCTTCGGCGACGGCAACGGCCGCGGCTACGGCAACGGCCACGGCTACGGCCACGGCTACGGCCACGGCTACGGCTACGGCGACGGCTGCGGCGGCGGCTACGGCGACGGCAGCGGCAGCGGCCGAGGCTACGGCGGCGGCAACGGCGACGGCTACGGCAGCGGCTACGGCGACGGCTACGGCCAAGGAACGGAGCGTTGAGGTGGACTACACGGACGTGATCAAGGTTGGCTCCCCGGTCGTGGTGCGGTCCTACGTGTCCGGAGTGGTTGTCGGGCGCCTGCGGGCTGGCGAGGCGGGCGTGGTGGTGCTGGCCGAGTGGCGCCACCTGCGCTCGTGGACCAACGCGGGCGGGCAGGGGTCGGTCTACAACCTCGTTCACGCCTCGACCCCCACGATCGACGCGGGTCCGCTGACGGCGGAGGAGACGATTCTCCAGCAGGCCGACGTCCTCGCGATCAGCGAGGAGTGCTACGCGAGGCTCACCAGTGGATAGCCTCCTGCGGTCCTTCCGCGACGGCGCCCCCGCGCACGTCCTGGCCCGCGCCGGGCTCGTGCGCGTCTACACATGGGACGGCCGCGGCCACGGCTACGGCAACGGCCGCGGCCGAGGCTACGGCTACGGCTACGGCTACGGCAGCGGCGACGGCTACGGCAGCGGCAGCGGCCGCGGCCACGGCCAGGGCGGCAATGCACCATGAGCAATCCTCGCGACCTGGACGAGTCGGACGTGGACCTCTGGCTGGGACTGCCCAGCGAGCGCGGCCTACGTGACGTCGTCCTCTCTCTCTCTGCCCGGCATGGCCTCGTGGCGACCGAGCGGCGGTGGCACGCCGAGCGGTGGGTTGTCCGCGCCAGATCGCTCGCCTCGACCCCCACGGGCGAGCCGCTCGTGCGCGCCGCGTGGCAGCGGCACGCCGACCACGACCTGTGGGCCGACACCGAGTGGCCGACACTGCCCGACGACGTGCTGCCGCCCGACGCGCCTGAGCCTGGCGACCCGAGCGCCGAGGCCCGCTGCTGGCTGCACGAGCGCCCGCTCCCCGAGTGCGGTTGCCCGACCATGGGCCGCGTCCTCGTGGGGACGGCCTACGAGCGGCTGACGGGCCTGCCCAACTCAACGTCGCCGTTCGCGCGCGAGAGCGAGCCGGTGCCCTCGGGCGACGCTGTGGTCTGGTGCGGGGCCTGCCCCGCGTGCCGGCGCAACGTGATCCAGCCGTCGAGGCCCGAGGCTGCTTGCCCTGAGTGCGGGCACCCCTGGCTCTGCTGGCGGTCCGGGCTCGACTCGGCGCCGTCGATCCAGTGGGCTCCTCGAGGCGAGCCACGCATTCACTACACGGTCGAAGGAGAGGCTGTCTCGGTGGACGGTTCCCCCGTCGAGACGGCGGCGGGGACTGAACACCCACCGCCCTCGCTCGCCGTAGACCAGCCCGCCGCCACGGTGGCGGCGGGCCCCAACACGCGAGCGGAGGGGCCCTCCCTGGCCGTTTCCCCTTCCGGGCAGGGAGAGGCTCCTCCGCTCGCACCCTCGCCGCCGCCGGCCGTCGACTCCTACATGGCGGCCTATTACGACGAGCAAATGCGCGCGAGGCGCGGGCCCGTCGTGGTCGAGGCGCCGCTGGTCCAGCCGACGCCGGCCGTCGTGGCCCTCGTGGCGCAGGCCGCCGAGTCCGTGGCGAAGCGGCGCAATCACCGCTGGGATCACGGGCGCTGCCTGCGGTGCGGCGTGGCCCAGGCGCGGAATGCGCCGCCATGCAGCGGGGAGCGTGCGGCGTGACCCGGCGCCGCTCCTCTCCGCTCCCGGACGACAAGCCTCTTCTGGACGCCTGGGTGTCATGCACTCCGAGGCCGCAGGCGAGGCCGCGCGCCGGCCGCTCGTGGACGGGCCGGCCCGTGACCTACTCGCCACGGGAGGCACACGCCGAGCAGATCGCTGCCCTCGCGCCGTTCCGCCCGCGCGATCCGTGGACGGGCCCGCTGCGGCTGGCTCTCTGCTACTTAACAGTGCGGACGGCGGTGGCCGACGTCGACAACCTGGCGAAGGCGACCATGGATTGCATGACGCGGCTCGGCTTCTGGGCCGACGACTGCCAGGTCTACGAGTTGAGCGTCTCGAAGGTGCAGGAGTCCGAGAAGGCCAGGCGTGGGGTGTCGGTCGTGGTGTGGGCGCTGGGGGGGCCGACGTGAGCGGAGACACCCTGCTCCAGCGACTCAGGAGAGACGCCAGGCGAGATCCGCTCGCTGCGGCACGACTGAAGGCAGAGGAAGCCCGCAGGCGGCCTGCGGTGCGGTGCGTGGCGTCGGGTGGTGAGGGCGCGCACGCCGCGGCCGTCAACGGCGACGGCAACGGCGACGGCAACGGCGACGGCGACGGCGACGGCTACGGCTACGGCAACGGCAACGGCTACGGCTACGGCTACGGCTACGGCCGCGGCAACGGCAACGGCTACGGCTACG